TAGCCCCATGGTATTCTGAGCGCCGTCTCGCACACCGCCGACCCCCACAGATGCAGTTGCGCGCCCGAACTCCAGGGCGTCATCCATCGTTGCTGTGCCGAGCGTCTCACCCGCCGCCGAGCTCTCACCCAGGGCGTCATCCATGGCTACCGGGGCGTCAACAGGCGGTGGCGGTGGCGGGTTGTCCATATTCTCGCGGTGAGTCCGATAGGCGTCTTCGAGAGTAGTCATTTTTTAACCTTTTCACCAAACGCCGTTGTACCGTCTATGGTCAGTTGGCTTCTCTTGGCCGGAGTAAGTTTATTGTCTGGGTTCCCTAAATAGGCTGCAAGCTCTACACTATTGGTGATGCCGAGATCAGCCAGCCGTGCGCTCGCCTTCACTTTAGCCGCGTCCCCCCCGCCCACTTTTTCATCAAAGTGCTTCGTTACCAGATCCCGAGCTACCTGTTCAGCATCGAATGGCTTACCTTCTTTCCGCGCTTTGTGGGCTGCATCGGAGAGCCGCCGGTTGACGATCAATTGCTCTTTAGTCAAGAACCCGCGCTGCCAGGAGTTTTTGGCAAAGAAATCTGGGTGCTTCTCGATATATGCGGCTGCACGATTGAAGGCCGCGCTCTTATAATTGGGTATTTGCCTAATGAGCTCGTCCTGGTCATCTTTTGATAGTTTGGAGCTTCCCCGAATATTTTTCTCAGTGGTCGTTCCCAGCCGCACTTTGCGTTCAAATTCATCGTAGACTTGCTGATCAGTGATATTGAAATTTCCGCCGTTGCGGATTTGGTTAGACAAGGTGGTAAAATATGAGTTAGTCAAGATCTTGGCATCTGGATTCATGTCGCTTAGTTTTTTGACATCGTCCAAAATTTTTAGCTGCATTTCTGTCCGCTGACTTTCGGTAGGCGCAACCTCTTCGCCATCAACCATAATCATGTGCTTTGGATCAAACATACTGAAAATCTTCGTCAACATTTCGTTTCCGTTTTGTCTCGTCTCTTTCAGCGTCTTTTTTTCAGCGGCCTTGGCCGCTGTCGCCAACCGGGACATCTCTGTGGACAGAGTATTGCGGATTGCCTTTTGTTCAGTTGGCCCCAGCATTCCCCAGGCTATGGCCTGGGGGCTGTCTTTTTCAAACTTGCCGCTTCTAATCTGTTCCCTAGCCCGCATCATGGTTTGCACACTACCGGCCTGGAGAGTTATCCAGCTATCCATGGTAGCCTTGGCGACGTTGGTATTAAGCTTTAGCTTGCGCTTGGCGCCGACATCCGCGGCGATGGCTGTTCGGGAAACTAAACCATCAATCAGTTTGTGCCCCTCTATCAGGGCATTGGCCGTTGTTACCTGTCCGGTAACTTGGCCGGCGCTATCACGCCGCACTAGATCCTCCAACCCACCCAGGATTATCTCGGCCTTAGCAATAGCCCGCCCGTGCCCCTGCTTGATTGCAGTGGCCGTGACGGCTGTTCTGGCTTGCAAATCCAGCGTACTGAAATTTTTTATAAATGACCGGCGGGCAATCGGGGGCAGATCCGCCGCCAGCGTATTATATATTTCTTTAGACCTCAGTGAATACTCCTCGGCCGTTTTTTTTGTATCCCAAGCCTTGGTGGACATTTCTGTCCGCAGCAAGCTTAACTGGTTTGCCGCCTGGAACTTAGCCGTAGTTGCCTTTTCCTCGGCCTCGAGCTCAATCATCTTATGGGCGATCTTGGTCATATCGTCGCCCATTGACGCCATGCCGGCACCGATCTTGCTGGCGCCATAATCGATCTGTGAGCGGTAGGGAACGGGAGCACTACTCAAGGGGGTGTTACTTTGCAGTTTGGGTAATGGCGGCATATTTGTGTCCTATGTCCGAGGTATAGGTAAGGCTTGCGGAGCCAACAACGAACTACCGGCAGTGCCAGGGAGCTTCCACAGGCCACCTTGATGGCCCACATATGCCCCGGTGGCGGCTGTCCCGGCCGCTTTAAACAATGAGGCATACAATGCGTTACGGCCGGCCGCTTTAGACGCCGCGGCCTGCGCTCTGAAATTGCCCGCCTGGGCGATATAGGCATCGTTTTCAGTGTCGGCCTTAAACAAAACTTTAAGGTGCTCAAATGCGCCAACCTCGGCGTTATGCGCCTGGATATCCAAAGTGCTATCCTGGTCAACTTCAACGCCACGTTTTGCAGCAAGAGCCCGGGTTGTGCCAACCGCCTCGCGGGCCTGCTTAACCGGCACATTGGCGTTAACCGCGGCAATGTTCCGTCCTTGCAAGCCATTTTGAATTGCCTGATCCGCATTGCTATTCAAGATTCTGGCATTGGCCTTTCCCGTTTGGTAGGCACCAACGCCGCCGATGATTGAACCACCAGCGGACATAGCCGTGCCAAGAATCAGCAAGGTTGTCGGTTCACACATCTCCATCACCCGTCATGGGTTATAATCCTTGTCATCAGGGCCGACAAAGTCATCGGCAGGGGTTGATCCTGCACTAGCGTGATCTGGCCAGACGTTTCCCAATTGCCATGAAAATTCACCGATTTGTCGCCGGTAAACAGCGGTGGCGAACTATCCATCGGGTCTGATCCCGAGCGGAATTTAACAACATCCAGATCCGCGGCCGCTGAAGAGGTGCCGTATTTAGCGCCCAGCGTGTTCACAAATCTGAAGGTTACTTCAAATACTCGTTTGGTTTTACCCTGGGCCGTGCCGTCATCGCCGCCGGCCTCGGGCCTTAGTGTCTTCAAGATCGATGTAAACGGCAGGCCGACCTGTGCTTTCTCCACTGTCGGGGATAAACCAGAGACGGCGCCAGACGTTACATCCTGATCCAAATAGACATCGCCATCGCCCAAGATCGAGACGGTTTCGCCCTCGAGGTGATCGAGCCCACTGAAGCCGGCCACCGCCGAGCCGCTATAGGTCAAACCGCTGTCTACATAAAAGGCATCTGCCTTGGTATCGGAATCGTCCGGGTTAAACTCTGCTTCTAAAAACTCAACGAATCGGCGGGTGGCTCCATTGATCGTTCGTTTGACAATCAGCCACAATTCATTGTTGCCGGTGCCAGGGATAACAGCCAAACTTTCGACAATGCCCCAGGCAGTCGTAGAAAACGATCCGCCGAGCTTATGCCGATGCCAAGCAACCACTTGCTGGTCACGCAAATAGGTCAGGCCGATCAATTGGCCATCGGCGCGGATGCCCCAAATTATATTGCTAGGCTCCTGTTGATACTCGAGTTCCGATATTCCACCATAGCCAACCTGTTCCGACAGCAATGTCAAGTCGGGCGCTAAAAAGGAATCGCTTTCAAACGAATAAACAAATTCGCGGATCTTGCGCTGTTGCCGCTGAATATAAATAACCGCGTTATCCACCCTAACCGGCTTCGAGGTATGAGCACCGCGGGTACCCTCGCGGGCCACCCGGACATTGCTGGGTGTCAACGCTTCGTTTGCACTGGTGGCCGAAACAACAAATTCGCCGCCGGCCGTGCCGACCATCAAAACCTTACCGGCCGATAGCCAGCGAATTGCATTCACCTGATCAGTGGCAATAGTATAGGTCACCGGATCATCATCGATGGTTCCCGGTGTAAAATTTTGATAATCTGCCGATCGAGATCCCCACATGGTCTGGGACTGTTCAGTTGTGCCAGCAAAAAACAATCTTTGTTCAAAAAACTGGACGGCAGTCGGATAACCAGTTGTGCCGGAAAATGCTCCCAGCCGCCAGGTCGTCTCTGCCGATGTGCCGCCAAGGTCATTGGTGATATCAATGCTGACCGTTGTCGTATTGGTATAGCCGGCGATTGACCCGTATCCCCACTGAATACCGCCTTCACTTAAAAATTTCCATGAGACAGTATTATCGACAATCTCCTCACCATCGCCGCTAGGGCCACCGGAACTGTCCGAGGTGCCGGCCTTGGTGCATTTATACACATTGCCCGAATTGCGGCGCACATTGCCGAGACTATATCCGGTGGTTGCGGCCCACTGGGTTGCTTGATGACCGATTCTAACAAGGCGTCCGACATCGGTTGATGCGAAGCCATCGCCGTCATTGATGCCGACAGTTGCCGAGGCAGTCAGCGATACGCCCGCGCCAGTTGCCGCCCCCGGCGTCAGCGTTGTGGTTGTCGTATTTTCATCCTGGTAAGGGCCGTCTTCAAACGTAATATCTGCGATTGTCCAGGCGGTGTGTCCCGTCCGGGAAATTTTCCGGGGCACATAACTTGGATGCGTAACGTATAAGACATCGGCCGATTGCGCGAATTGCAATGTTGGCAGATCCGCGGTGAGATATGTGGTCGTTAGCGTGTATACCCGTGCTGCTGTGCCGGCACTGTCATACGCCGTCCAGCCGCTGGAGTCGATGTTGTTGTCATCGATATCGGTTAGCTCAACCGTGTTCGTTGTCTGATTCTTAATCTTGTAATATTTGCCGTTCAATTCTGTCATGCCGACCACTGACGCAATATAGATTTCGTCACCTGTGGAGTAACCGTGTCCGGTTGCCGTGACTACGCATGGGCTGGCTCTGGTGGCGCCACTGATGACCACATTGGCTTCCAGGATCGAGCCCTGATCTTTATAAAACCGGCAATATAAATTGCCAAACTCAATCACATAAGCTTGCGTTATTGAAAACTCAAAAGGGATTAAAACGGTTGCGGCAGAGCTATCTTTTACTTCCTTGACGAAACGTGTGCCGGATCGCCGGCTGGCACCCCCGTGTGGAAACACCAGAAAGTTTTCGAGCGTTTCGGTAGCGTTGGCATACCGGGATATATCCGGCCGACCAAACAGCTTTGGGGATAGTTCGCCGGCAGTAAAATTGGTCTGGATTCGTGAAACGCGGGACATTTTTATGCTCGCGCTTCAAGCCAGGTATTCTCATCGGCCGACAGACTTTCCTGTGCATCGACCAGCCGCGCCGCCGCCAGCTTCGCGGCGTACAGCGTCTCCAAATTAGTAGTTACAGTTTGGTTAGCAATAATGTCATATGAGATATCTGCGGCTATCCTGTAGGCGTATGCCTCGATGAACATCGCATCAAATTCAGTAGGGTCTGTGATAGTGTCGAGATAAACAATTTTAAGCGGTGCCGCTGCATCACTAACGATGGAGCGGCCTTCAACTGCCCATTCCTCAGTTGTGTCAACTTCAATGATTCTGAGACAACCGGTTGGCCATGTAAAAGCATTGGTATATTCATAAATCGGCGCTGTTGTGCTTGCAGCCAGGGATGCTCGCTTGATCGCGAAATTCCACGGATGATCACGCAAAGCCTGATCGCGGGACTGTTCATACATCCGATTGCAGGCTCGCCCTTCTTTTGAATCGTCTGTCAGCGCAGTCAATGGGTCTGCGCCCAGAAACGTCAAGGCACGATTGCATATGCTCACAAAGGATGTGGTTGCCGACATGGAAAGCTCCCAAAAGAATTGAGGGGGGCGAAGCCCCCCCCCTCAATTCAGTTCAACTAATCAAGAACGTACATCAAGAAGCCGACAAGATCGTCGCCATCTGCGATAGCGGTGTCTTGAGAGGTAGCGCGAATAATCACACCATCCTTGCTCTCGAGCACATAGGTGCCGCCCGTCAGAAGGTTGGCCGCAATGGCGCCTTCCAAAGTTTGGAACCCAACCGTGTCAACGTCCAGCCCATCGATCAAACCGTTGGGGTCAGCCGCAACGGCGTCACCATCCAGGTCTGTGTGAGCATCCCAGCCCAGGTCAAGAGTGGCCGATGAAGTGGTCCAATTGACATAAGCGCGGGATTGTGACGCGAGTATGCGAACGCGGCCGGGGGGCAATTTGCACAGGGCAACGCTCGAGGTTGCATCACCGGCACCGTCCTGGGTGCAAGTGAAGAATGCCACACGAATGCGGCCATGCTCTTCCGTTGGTGCATTATTAACCACCGGAGTTGCTGTCGCATTAGTATATTCGGTGGACTTTTGAGTAGTAACAGCCATTCTAAAGCCCTCCTATTAAGTGGGATCGCATTCGATGTAACCAACCAGGCCCTCTTCCATACGGGTAGAGCCTATTGACATCGAAACGAACACTTGGGTTGCGTGGTTTTTATCCGCACGTTCACTGATCTTAACGACAGGTTCTGCCGCTATACCGGATAACATCCCAGACTGAGCCCAATAAAGGACTTTATGATCTGAATTGCTGTCGGTACCGATTCGCTCAGTACGGATAAAGTTAAAGCCGAGGAACGTGTCCACTTCACCTTGCACTACATTATTTTCAATCAGGTTCGTTAATCCCTGACCCGTCCGAAGACTGCTATATGTCGCCACATAGATAAGACCATATCATCATCCCAATGGGATGCTCTGCGCTTCCAGCCACTTGGCTGTACTTCCTTGCGGAATGGTCGTTGAACCTTCCCCTACAGGGGCTTGGCTGCTGATTGTCTCAGAGAGAGTTCCCAGCAATTCACAGAGTGTTTACCCGCCTGTTGCCAGACAGGGGCGCTAGTGTATTAACGCTTTGACCGTATTGTAGTCGGAGCTCGTGATCTCGGTTTCAGCTAACAGATTACTAAGCTGTTTAGCATTGATTACGCAAAACCGGGCTTCGTCCGGGTCGCAATCATTACTATCCAGGTTTTCCTTGGCCGCTCTCAATTTGCCAACATTCAATCCGGTGTCAGCCGCGGGGCTGATGCCGACTTGAACGTCAACTGTCATCGTAGAGTCGTACAATGTGCTCGTACCGCCAGCCACACCGGTGTAAGCGGTGCCATCAGCGGCCGTGATCACAGAATCGTCCAAGGCCCTGCCCATCGCCATCGCGGCGGCTTGAGCATAGGGACCTGTGGGATCGACCAATAACCGGACGCGATCCTCAGAATCGATGAGGTCAGCCCAATCGTAATCGACCATGGACACACGCCGCCTTGCATGGGGCGTGTCCATTTGTGGTGTATCGCTATGGCGAGAGGTGCGCTGGCGGGCCGCAGTACTACCGATTTGTTCGAAGTAACTGTTTTTGCCAACAACCGTCTCGATGCGGACAGCATTCCGAAGACGGCTACCCCGCTGTTGAGCTAAGTGATAAACATTACCACTATATTGCTCGACCATAGCTGTAGTAATTTGAACAGACATATGTCTATCCTTTCAGCTAGAGTTAAGTTGAGGTTCGTTTCAGAGGGTTGCCCGCGGAGATGCGGACCCGTCCTGCAATTTTACATCTGCCGATGCCGGCTGTACTCCCGGCGTCCCGCTAGACCGCTAGACGCGGTTACCCAACTGTCGCTACGATATTGCTGTTCCGATCATTCGGATAAGCAAACTCGTAAAGATCCGTTAATCTGTCATTGAGAACTTTATATTCCGGGTGGCTTTTATCCACCAGATTCGGATTGCCGCGAATTGAGGCAATCTCTACTTTGGCATCTGCCGGCGTCATGCCGAACCGGCCGCTATCGCCTTCCTTGAACTGCCCCGATTCCGCCAGAGCCATGCCCGCCTGCACAAAGGCATCAACCACATCCGGGTGTGATCCCAGACCTGTTTCATTCAACAGGTTGATCAAATTATCGTTGCCAAATTCCCGGACGGCGCCTTGGGCAACGGCAATCCGCTCATCATAGGCGGTGCCATATTTGTCTTGCAGTTCACCCAGCCATTGGTCTTGCTGATGTTGGGCGTTCTGGCTGGTCTGAGCGGCATTGTTGCTAAATCTTTCAACATATTTATCATGGATCAGCGTTGCCTGGTCCGGTGTCAATCTGGCATCATGGAAAACCTGACGCATATCATCTGAAAGACCCTGGTCATATTGCTCAGAAAATCCCTCGGGTGCCGCCAACGCATAATTCGAGGCGTCCTCGGGCCAGCCAATCTGGCTCCAACCCTCCCACTCCTGGAAGTTAGAGCCCTCTTCTGGCAGAGCAACCTTGTCAACGCCGATATTCTGGTGATAGGACCTTTCAAGATCCTGGTAGGACTGAAGGACGTCATCTGGTGAGCTCCATCCTTTGGCAGCAACAACCTCGTCATATTGGGCGTTTGCCCAGCCGTCACTGATGCCGGCACCGGTATCCGGGGCAAGAGCGGGTTCATTCGATACTACGTTTTCCGGGTTACCCGCGGGTGCGGACCCTTGGTCTTCACTCATGGTCATCTCCAATTGCTAGTTTCAGAATCGCATCTTCATCCAGGGCTAGGATAGATATAATGCGGCGCACCATGTCCCGGGACCCGTCGAGATGCTGTAGCTCGGCGTCATCCCTGACGCCGGTAATTTGAAAAATCCCCGAGGTCTTCAGCAGATCCTTGAGGATCGTTTGGCCGTCCGGGGTGTGTAGAAAAACATTTTTATAAGCCTGGAGAATCTCTTTCTGCTGTTTCTCCGGGCCCATTATTGTTGACCCATATTGGCGATCTGCGCCACTTTAAGTGCAGCGTCTGCCGCTTGTGGCGCCGCCGCCAGACCGGCCTGCATATTCTGCTGTTGAGCGCGATCTTCACGCATCTCCTGGATATCCTTGGCACGGCGCAGTATTTTCTGAGGCGCTCCATTCGTGTCGGCGAGCGTCCTAGTGATTGTGTCTGTATCAAAATTATCCATCACCGAGGGGTCCACCGCGGCAATCGGCTGGACCATCTCCAGGGTTCGCAGGATGCCCACACCTTCCTCGGCCTTCATGGCCCTGCTCAACGGACTGACATATTCGATGTCGTATTCGCCTTGAGCCTCGGCCAATAATTCGGGCATCGGCGGCAGTACGCCCTGGCGGGCCAGGATGGCAAACTCGCGCTGGATGAGGGGCCCCAGAGATTCGGATTGGAGCCTGCCGGCTGTAGGCGCTAACAGAGCTCCCTTCTCTTGAGCCCGCTGTAACACTTCTGTAGCGGTCATTGCCGGACTTTCAACTAAGATAGCAAAGAGCGAAATTAAAAAAGCATCGTTGATGACTTCACGCCGCTGGTTCATCATTTCCAGACCGATGTCTACGCGGGCTCCGGTCTGAAGCGGCTGGACCGGAGCCTGGGTCCGACCATCGAGGCGGGCGAAAGTTGCGCCGCCCGGTTTAGTGTTCACGGGGAAAACCACACCGTCATCGGCAATAAGCAATGGTGGATCGACCACTTTCTGGCCGGCGCGAATTACCGTTTTGCTCATCTCGTTGAGCATTTTAATATCCGGCAGAACTGTCATTGCAGGGGATCTGCCATAAATTTCTCTAGGACCGGTCACCCAGCGGCTGGGTATGTACGGGAACTCCTGGTAGCCGCCCTCGGAAATTTTGCTTTTAGCCTCGACCTCGTAATAGCCAGAAAACCAAGGCTTGTTTTTCCGATCTCGTTTTTTGGGATCTCGATCATGGCGCGGCATAACAACGTGAAGGATCTGGACGCGCTCATCGGGTTTCTTTTCCGCCTTGGTCCGCAATTGCCGGGATAGTTGCCCGTCCTTGAACATTCTCAACGCTTGGCGCGCCGACACATCGATGCGCCGATAGACCGTATCAATCAGGCCGTGCTCATCCTCGGCAATACAAACATCCGATAGGTGGACTGAGCGATACCGAGCACCGGCAATCGGGTTTTCATCAACAAACAGGATCGAGGTCCCAAAGGCGCCAACCGACATAAACCCCTCATGCATCTGAGATGAGAAGTTTGCCGCCGGCGCATAACGCCAGCGGAACATAATATCTTCGACAGCGTCAAACCACAGACGCACATCATCATCCTGGTCCAACATCGGGTCAGAAGCCCGCAGCGTATGCCATCTGGCGCCACGCGGCGTCAGCAGGCTTTCGATGGCGGATGCCATCCTCTCCAAAGCCAGGGCCGCGGTGGCGTCATAAAGTTTTTCTGTCCGCTTGTCGCCGGGGGTTCGATCCCCGGTAAACTCACCAGAGCGCGGTAAAATCCGCTCGGAAATTTCCTGCCAATGGCTTTCCCAGTTTGCCCGCTGGCTTTTCAATTCATCGTAGCGGCGGAAGATTTCGTCTTTGTTGGTACTGTCAACAAGCATATTTAGACCCCTAAAAAGGTGTTTTTGCGCTGGGCGTCAACGCCGCTATTTCGGGGGATGCCCGAGAGAATTGTTTTGCCGGCCGTGCCGCCGCCGCTACTGGCGTTGGCATCTCGCTGAGCCTTGTCTAGACGGGAGCCCAGTGACGCCGGCGCAATTCTGGAACCCCCGGACTGCGTCTGCCGGGACTGCGCGCCGCACATATTTACTTGCTGCTGAAATAGTTGCCGATGGCGCGGCCCCCGCGATTGACGGCCTGACCCAGCAAGGTGCCTTTCAGGCCAGGGGCCATCAAGCTGGCAACTGCACCCAGGGCGGTATAAACATCGGGGGCTGTATTCGCCTCGGCCAACATACTGCCGGGGGTTGGCGATGAAAAATTGCGGGAGTAATTAGCCACTGAGCGAGTATTCCCCGCCGCATCGACAAACGTCTCCAAGCCACGAGCACGAGCTTCACCAGATTTGCGATCATTAATAGCATCCTGATCAGAGCGAGTATCACCAAACAAACTTAACTGGTTAAAGGTTGCCCCAGGAGCGATTTCGCCCCGGTTCATACCTTCGCCCTGAGTCCGAGGAGCGCCTTGGATTTGGTCGAGGGCGTTATGCAGCCCCGCCGCTTCGGCTCGACCTCCGCGATCACCTCTGCCACCTCGCACACCGGTTGCTCGGGTTACTCCAGTTGAATCTTCAGCCAGGACTTCGCCGCCGCCGGCATCGCCACCATCACCACCGCCACCACCAAAACACATATCAGCTACTCCTTATACCCAGCAGGGTTGCCAGACCGACATTCGGCGCCAGGTCGTTGCTCGCCAGGATGTTGAATTTCTTGCCGCCGCCGCCCGCAGCCCGCCGGCGAATTGTGTTAGACGCAGCGCGCACTTTTGGATCGTCCGCACCCACAGCCGGTTTGGCCTGGATTACTTTTTGCGCGGGCATTTTCGGGGGTTTGAAAAAACACATTAAAATTCTCCATTCTCCAGGCGGGTCTTAGTCCAGGAATAACAATGATACGTCTGGCGATTTCTGCCGTAGTCTTCCAGTGATGCTTCCCGTCTGGCTCCCAACACTTCCAGCCAGCGGTGGGCCTCATCGTGCCCGTCCATAGACCAGCAATCGGCGCGCACTGCGCCGCGGGATATCATGTGCTCCCGCACAACACTCTTGATGTGGCGGGTGGCCGACAATGCCACCGCCGGCCAATCGTCAGTCGCATACATCCAGACTGTCCAGACTTGCGGCAAGCGTTCCTGAACACCCCAGGTTGCTACCGGCTGGCCGTCTTTCAACGCCACCCAGCTTGCGCCGCCGTGCACCGAATGTGCCGCCAGGTCCTCTGGCGTGGGGGACCATAAGTGGGGCATGATTTCTTCTGCGTCCCGGGTCCGCATTCGCCTGGAAATATAAACCACCAGAGCATACGCACCGGAAACGATCTCAACCGAAGACGCCGTCACCGCCATCAATCACTGGCTTGCCGGGGGCCATCATGCCGGTCCTGGCCATGTTCCGATAATCTTCATCCTCGCCGTCATCACGCAAACCAACAGCCAAATATCTGGCGCAGTCTGCAAAATGCGAGCTCCAATCGTGGACGGGTTTTGCATTCCAATCCGAGGTCTTGGTATTAAATGTCCGATGATAATGGCGCAACGCCTTGAGCAGCGGCTTGGTGTTCTCTCGATCGAAATAGCACCTGGGAAGTACCGCCCTGACTGCTTCAATACCGTCCTGGACGGTTAATTTTGCTACAACGGTTGGACGCACTCCCAGGGCCATCAACATCTCGTAGCGAGATGATCCGGTGGACAATTCCCGCACCATTACATCATGCGGGAAAAAATGCTTTTCAAACAAATACGGCTGCGA